ATTAGATTAATGTCGGGGCTTTCGCCCCTCCTATACAAGGGTCAGGTGGTCACAGACGCCGCGCGCACCGAAGTTCACGTTCGAGGACGTCGGCGAGTAGAGCCAGACCGAAGCGCGAGAACCGGAGCTCGCAGCCCCATTCCAGATGCCCCCGAGAAGCACGGCGTTCTCCATTTGGTAAGTGCTACCACGCCCTTGCGTGTTAGCAACATAAGCCGCAGCAGCCGCGCCACCCCCAAACTCATCACCCCAAATCCACATACAGCCAGTGGCTTGAATAACACCAAACTTACTGGTAAATAGATTCCATGCGCTCGTTGCACCTGTACCTGATACGCCAGTAGTTGGCACGTCAGTACCGCCGCTAGAAGTGGCTTCAGTCGTACCATAAGCCAGTGCTGCAAACTCTGAATAAGTCGGGCTGCGTTTACCTACATGCTTCAATGCCTCGTTGAGATTCCACCAGTTACCATCGGCATAAGTTGTAGTGCCATTGCCACCGTATAGCGTTGAACGTTTAGGCGGTGCTGAACCATCTGCAATGGATACGTTGTACTTGCTTGAGCCGTTGGTTAAATAATCCACACCAAGCAAGTAAATATCAGCCCAAAAGCTATCAGCAATTAAAGCCATACCGCGTGGGTCTGAGCAGGCAGGTCTAAACTTTAAATCCCATATTGAGTAGGCGTTAATGGCTGGGGTAGTATCACCCCCAGCCTGTGCCGCAGCCACACCACCGGGCGCATAGTGAAAGCCGCCTATCTGACGGCTATTGCTAATGGTGTAACCACTAGGCGCAGTAAAGCTTGCATCAGCTCTCACTGTTCCGTCAGTACAAACATAGATCGCGTAGTCAGTACCAGCGGTTAAGGTTGGCATGACAATGACGGTTTGCGTTGCAAAAACCTGCAAGGTATCAGCTACCTCAATTTTGGCACCTGCTTTAATCGAGATAGTGCCAGCACCAGTTTTAATGAATGCGACTGTTTTAATGTCTGCTTTATAAAATAGTCCAGGCACGCTACTTAATAACTCAATCTTGTCATAGAGTGCATTTTTTGTAGGAACTTCAAGTGAGGCGTTCCATCCTGCACCGTAGGCCTCATCAGGCACAGAAATATCACCGGTAAATGTACCGCCTTCTACGCCAAAAGCTGCTGATGAAAGAGTGCCTTTATTAACCCATGCGCTATTTGCAGCATTTCGTATTTTAAGTATTCCAGAGGTTGAATCTGCCCACCATTGGAATGGGTAAGTTGTTGTTGGCTCTGTTGCGCCAGAATTGTTTGAAACTAATGCCGCCAGGTGAGCGTTTATATCTACGAGAAAACTCGCGCCATCCTGGTCGGCAACTTGCATATCGCTTTGTGCCATTTAGTACCCCTTTGCGTGATAATCGAATGTTCTATTAACTGGGCTGGCTGCCACGTTAAAAAACTGAATTGAAAAGCCTGTGTTTGTTTTGCTGCTGATCGTATAGTAATCACCGGTTTGCATATTTTGCGCAGTAATGCCTAGCGCGGGTGATGCCATAAATGGCAAGCTGTAGGTAATCGGATAAGCTGAAGTGCCGCTGGCAATATCCTCGCCAAACTGATCGCGGTCAGGCATGTCAACAGTAACAGCGAGCGATTTAATAAGTACATTATGCGTTTGGCTTTGACTTGATAACTCGGCCTTAAACTGAAAGGCGCGGGCTGTCCAATCCCCTACATAAAATGGCTGCCATGCAGACCAAACTGGTGAAGCTAATGGGTTATCATTGGTTGTGCGTACAAATAAAGATGCGCCAACATCGCTAATATTTGCGCCTGATATACCACTCCAAGTGCTAATCAAACTACGTTGACCAATAAAGTCATTGGCATCAAACCCCAAAACTTCAAATAATGCAGTTAAGCGCGAAGTTTGCACACTGCCTAAATCAATGTTGCCATCAAATAGATAGTTTCCTGCTGGCTCAATGCCGCCCTCAGCGGATAGATAACCCAGCCCACTTATTAATCCCCATTCTGAAATATTACTTATAGATGTAAGCTTTATACCACCGCGTATTGCATCATAAACTGTATTAGTTTTTACACCTGCAAACACTGGCGATTCTGTTACCGTTTCTACCACATTCATGGTGATTAGGTTAGCAACATTACTGACAATGCCAACTTCATTAATAGAAGCATTACCGCTTGAATCTACCCACTTAGCCAAATAAGTGCCAGTTAAAAGTGGCAGCGTAGTGCTGGTGGCATTGCCAGCAATTTGGTTGCCAATATCAGTGGCAGACGACCATGTTGGTGTCAGCATTTCAGGCGTATAGCGCATTTGTAAATAGCCGCCAACAATCACATCTAAATCTGTGGCTGGGTTCCATTCTAAATGCGCAAATCCTGAAAGTGCCACCATTTGCAAATTAATCACATCATTTGGTGCAATAGTTTTGCCATAAATAGTGACGTTTATAGATTGTGGCTGTGAGCGCCTACCCAATGAGTTTTGAGCATATAGCGTAAATACATAATCCCCCTCAACAAGCGGCTTAACATCAACGCTGGTATCTTTAGTCGTAATTGTTACAGGGTTTTCATTAGCTGTTGAATAAACCAGCACGTAATTACTAATACCTGGCTGGTTATTCCATGAAACTGTTGCTTGCACGCCAACCACGCCAATGCCTACTAAATATAATGATTCAGTTACATTTAAATTTTCAGGCACAGAGGGCTGTCCAGAATTTACAATACTTGTTGGTAATGCCTCAAGTATTAACCCATTTTCAATAGCTGCATATTTATCTGCACGGTATTCAAGTGCCACAATTTGAACTTGCGTCTTATCTGTTTCTGCAATTGAAACTACACGCCATGATTCAGGGATTAAATCATTGACTGAAATAATCCACATGGCATAAACCAGTGGCATAGTTGAAAATGCTGCTGAAAGATTAATTAGAGTATGAGAACCAATTGCATTAGTGATGCTGCGCGTTTCAATGCTGCCATCTTCAAGGCGGCATGATATTTCGTAAGTCTTTCCAGTTTCAATCGTGATAGCAGCATCAAGCGTCACTGTATAAACATCCGCAGCTACAATACGGCCACCCATACGCTTACCAGCGCGATTTGGATCGTTTATTTGAATGATCTGCCCAGCCTGTATAAATACTGAATCTAGCCCAGCCTTAAAGCTTACTGTTTCAGTTTCCATCTGCTCGCTAAATAATATACTACGCCCAGCCCTATGCGCCTGCCCACGGGATGTGCAGCCAACTGACACCACCTCAGTTTGCACGACGCCATAGCGTGTGATGGCTTCATTATCTGAAACATACTCAATTTTAGGCAGGTAGTTGTCTTGCGGGTCATTCCAGGTAACTAGCGCAACGGTATGGCGTACTTTTGCACTTGAGCCTGAGTAGTTAAACATGCCATCTACAACATTGGCTTGGCTAAAAATCTGTGCAACGTCTTGCGGCGCATCTTGCGAAACATACAACGCGCCTGATGACCAATACACCATCGCACGAAATATTGATGCAATATTGGTGATGACCTGATAGGCCTGCTCGCGGGCTTGAATATATAAGTTACAAGTAAATCGAGGTTCAACGCCGCCAAAACCATCATCAATCATGACATCACAATATTGTGCGATTGAATACAAGCCCCATTTATCTACCATGCTTTCAGTGATTAAATCACCAATTCCATAGCGATCATTGGTTACAATGTCATAAAACACCCATGCAGGGTTGTCAGTCCATGCTATATTAAATGTGCCATCCCAAGTACCAGTATATTCACGGGTCAATGGGTTATAGTTACTTGGTATCTTTACTTTAAGGCCTTTAATCTCAAAGCCACGTACAGGTATACGGTTGAACTGCTTGGCATCAATCTGCATGCCAACTAGTGCAGAGTTTGGATAAGTCAGTTTTGCGTCAATAATCTCAGTGAAACTATCCCAAAATGTTTTATTTTGCAATGAAAGCACAGCACTATCTGCTGTGATGCGGCGAACACGAATATCCCACTCGCTTCCTGCTGGCAACTCAATACGGTATGAGCGCTGATATTTTGAGGTGGTTTTACCGCTAATAGTATCGTAATAAAGAGGGCTGTATGCCTGTGAAGTACCTATTGAAACGGCACCAGATCCGCTAAGTTTAACTACTCTAAATTCATAAAATCCGTCTGCGAATGATAAATTAAATGTGGTAGATGAACTTGGTGGAACGGTGACATAACCACCAAATAGCTGGCCCCATTGTTGATTGTATTGTTTTTGCTGTACCGAGCCTTTACCAGTAAAGCTATGATTGGCATAGTCAATCCATGTGCCACTGCCTACAGATCTATACTGAAGTTTAAAGCTAATAGTTTGATAGCTGGTATTGACTAAACCGGTCCAATTAACCCCTATTGTAAATTGTTTGGCTGTAATTGTATTTTTAACGTAGCCATTAGCATCAGCAGCAAGAGATGACCATACTCTACGCATCTCTTGCGAAACAAAGCCTCCGCCATCTGTTTGAATATCAATGGCAAGGTCAACACTCGTGCCATTAATATCCCCATTAGTGGTATTTTGCTGTGTTAGTTGAGGTACAGATAAAGTGACACGAACCGCTGTATTATTTGAGTTAGTGATTGAACGTGTAGCGGGGGATGCCTGCTTAATCTCAACACCTACTGCAGATTCGGCTTCAGCCCCACCAAAACCAGCAATATGATTTTGTGATTGCGTGCCAGTACGCGATGAAATGGTTACGCCTTGAAAGTTATAAGTACCATCAGCATTTTGCAGGGGCGTATCGTCTAAATATACAGATTTTGCGCCATCAACAAGCCCTTCAATTTCACCCTCACTAATGAGGTCAAGTACATTAGCATATTGTATTGAGCGTAAATTATCAGGCGACTCAACGGCAATGCGAGCGCTACCACCGCCTCCACTTTTACCACCGCCGCCGTAGCCTTTAATATTTTTAGTCATAATTGCGCCACACTCAAGCCGGTTGAAATAACTTGTGAGCCTACCCGCAATTGTCCGTAACAGATTGGCACTGGGTTGCCTTGTCCGGTAACATTAACCGCGCCCGCAAATGAGTAGCTTGGTTTATTTTCTGGCCGCTCGCCTGCATTGGGTTGAGTTTTTGGTGGTGAAAATAGCATTTGAGAAACGCCACCAAGCAACAATGAAAAGCCAATGCTTGATGCAATAGCACTTGCGCTGAAAGAAAATGAACTTGCTGCGCTAAAATACATTGCACCAGGCAAATAAAATGAAACGCCAATTAAAGCTGCGCCAAGCAAGACTTTTCCTAAGCCGCTCTTACCTGACACAATTGGAATAATTTTAATTGTTTTGCTTGTGCCAATATGCAGCGCATCTTGGTGTGATCTATTCTCACGCCCTGCCAGCACCTTATAATGCGCTTGGCCATCTTGAATGATGGAATCTTTAAAGTCCTTGTAATTAGCACAAAAGGCGCGGATGACTTCGGCAGGCGTTTTTGCGCTCACTTGATGAATGCGGCCATATTTATCCGCTAAAAATCCGTATAAAATCACTGTTAGCATAATGAGCTGTGCCTTAATACTAATGAGGTAATCTTGCGCCAGTAACCACCATATACATCACGGCTTGAAGCCTTGCCCATCACATGATGCAAAATCACATTATCACCAATATAAACGGCACAGTGATTTGGCACTTGGCTTGCTACCTGCATTAAAATAATGTCATGCTTTTGTAGGTTATCTACTGGCAAAAATCCTGCTGCTTGATAATTTTTTAAATAGAGGTTGTCACCCTTTAGCCACCACTCAATATCGCGCTCATAATCAATCATCTCAATACCTAGCTCGCGCTGGTAGTAATCGCGCCATATTGCATAGCAATCGGTAATGCCATGCACAAAGTTACGGCCAATATAAGGCGCTTGATAGCCGCTTGGCTCTGTGTAGCTGTAGGTGTTTAATGGGTAATTCATGATGAAATAAGGCAACTGGTGGCGCTCTATTTCAATTAAATCCGCCTGACTTGGCGCGGGGTTGATATTGATATGCGAATGCACCACACAAATCACTTTGTATTGGTCGTTTATTTCAGCAAACTCTACAGAGTCAATGGCAAACGCATTATCTTGGCTTGCCACATTAGCGCACGGCTTAAAAATATGCTTGCGCCTATAGCTCACTATTAGTCCGCAAACTTCACGCACTGGCGATGCGTTTACATAAGCCTTTATTTCATCCATTAAATAATCTGCAATCATTTCGGCTACCTAATTAAATTAATGGCAGGGAATGCGCCATAAGGTAAATTGCCCGTGCCAAAACGCAAGCGACATGAATTAAGTCTTTTGCCGCAATCGTCTAGCAAAAGGTTTGCAGTGTATACATCTGTTTTATCAGCTACGGCATCTCCGGCATAGCCGCACTCGGCTGATCGATAAACCCATGTGCAAACATTTTGAATACACTGACGGCGCGGCAGCATCGTACCTTCTAGGTCAAGTGCACTGGCAAGTTCCCATTCAACATAGATTTTATTTTCATTAGCCTTGCGATCAATAAAATAAATCTCATCATCAAAGGCCGCATTAGGGTCTGCGCTTGGGTTAATGCCACCAGCAAAATTAACGGCATCGAGATATTTTAAAAAGGTGCGGCGGCGAATAAATTTCACTTTAACTAAGTCGCCATTTTCACGCGATAGCGCACCTATCAGGCCGTCAATATTTGCCACACGTAATGATGGCCTGGGCTGCTGTCCGTTACCGTTACGCGCAAATCCATCGGCTTCAATCGGTAGGCGCGTGTAAGTGATGCCATTAAACACCACATCATTTCCTAGCTCATTTAATCCGTTATGGAAAAAATACTGCTCTGCCAAGCCTATGCTATTTAAATCAAGCTCAAATAGCTCAACTAAATAACCAGCCTCTGCTTTTTGAATGTCAGCCGTAATCATTCAAACACCTGTTCAAACTTGGCTGACAACGAACCCACATGAGGTGACATGATATTGCGTGACCATTCACGGCAAACTACCTTAATCTCAGAGCCAGTGCCTGGTGTCCAGGTGAAAGAAGTCACCCCATTTTTAGTAGATAAAAAAGTATCAATAGCGTCAATATCTGTTTTTGATAGCTGAAAACTCAACTGCCAAGCCTGTAATATTTGGTTAATGCCATCAGCCGCACGCTGTTGGTAGCCATCACCAAACACCGCTGTTTTAACGCGCGGCGCTTTAGTCACATTGGCGTTGTAGGCTGGTTGCCAAGTAAATTCACTCATGCCAACACCCCGCCTTGTCGTTTTTCTTTAAGTAGCACAGCACGCACTGCACCCTCAATTTGTCTGCCTAACTCAGTGGCACGGTTGCTATCACCCGCAACATTACCGCCAGTGGCATCAACATTGACGCTAACGTTAAAAGTGTTTTTGTTTGATGCGCTACCCTCGGCTGAAACGCCTAGCTTGCCATCCTTACCGCGTTTAAGTGGGAATATGCCCTCTGGCCCTGCCTCGCCCATTACATTGCCACCACTGGCAAACATGGTGGGCTGGCTGACTACTGAGCCGCTATATTGTGAAATTCCAGCACCTTGATACACGTTACCGTTAGCATTAAATGATAAGCCTTTAAACCAATCACCAACGCCACTGCCAATCCCGGAGAACATATCAGCCAATGGCTCAGTTACTGTTTTACGTGCCATAATGCGGATAAGATCTTCGCCAATGCCTTTTAATACCTCGCTAAACTCTTTACCTTTTACAATGGAATCCTCAAAGGCCGAGCTAAAAGTTAAGCCCAGCTCACGGCCTAACTCTTTATTCTTATCACCCATTTTTTCTATTGCAGCAAGCGCAGCGGCATTCCGCTCTGCTGCGGCTTCACGTATAGCGGTGATTTGATCTTCTTCGCCTTCTATCGAATCAATCCGCGCTAATATGCGAGCGTACTCAATTTCAAGCTGAGCTTTAGCGCGCTCTTTGTCGTTTTCAATGAGTGAGGCGTTAATGTCCTCTGTTTCACGCAAAATGGCGTTATAGCTTTCTGCGTTTGCGTCATAGATGGCTTGCGCGTTGTCATCGTATGTTTGCGTGCTTTCCATCATGTCATTAATGCGCTGGTTGCTTTCTGCCAGTGATTCAGCGGCTTTGGCTGCATCCTCTGTGGCTTTAGTTTGTGCCACAATGCCCACAAGGTAAGTTTTAACTGCAGGGTCTAGTTTGGCGTAGCTATCAAGCTGCGCTTGCAGTTTTTCTGATAAGGTTTGTGCGGGCTGTGCGGCATCGTCAAAAGTTTTGAGCAGCTTGGCCATATCCTCTGCATATTTTTCAGCTTCAGATTTTCCGCTTTCTTTTTTGGCCGTTGATGTAATTGCGCCAATAGTATCCCCAGCGCTCTTTTTATCTGTAGTAGGTTTTTTATCGAGTTGCTCACCAAGTTTTTTATATGCCTCAAGTTGATTTTTAGTAATTTTAAGTTTAGCTTCAAGTTCGCTAACCGTACCGCCTGCCACTAACTCATTAAGCTTGCCGCCACCTGATTGATTGAGCTTTCTAATGCTTTGCTCTAAATCGATCACATCATTATTGAGCTGTTTAACTTTTGATTTTGAACTTACATCAATATCAGACGAAAACAACATATCAAAAGGCAACTTGCCAAGCCCAGCAAAGCCTTGCAATAGTGCAAATAACCTGTTGCCCTCGGCAATAGATTTAATCATGCCCTCTGTGGTATCTGCCAATGATTTAACCAATGGCCCACCTAATTGGATTGATGCACCTTTGGCGGCAGTTTCAATTCTAGTAATATTGTCGTTAAATTTTTCAGCGCCTTTGGCAGCATCTTCGGTAACAATTACCCCAAGGCGCTCGGCTTCATCAGCCATTTGTTTTAAGCCCGCAGCACCGCCATTAAGTAATGGAATAAGCTCTTTGCCTGATTTACCAAGTAATTCTTGAGCAATGGCAGTTTTGCGAGCGCCATCATCCATTTTTGATAGCTTTTCAGCTACCGCACTAAATAGATCGCTGGTGTCTTTAAATTGTGTGGGGTCTAGTTTTATTTTGGCAAAAGCATCAGCTGCAGACTTTGAGCCATCTCTAAAGTCCTCTGAAGTTTTTGCCAGTTTACCCATGCCAGTTTGCAGTTGCTCAAAACTCACATCAGATAAATCAGCGGCATATTTAAGCCCACTTAATGCTTCAGTGGTTGTTCCAACCTTTTGTGCGGCCTTGCCCATTTCATCTGCAAAGTCAGCCGCTTGTTTAACTGAGTTACCCACAAAGCCAACGGCAGCGGCAACAGAAAGGCCGCCGATCATTGCGCCTACTTTGCTAAAACTTTGCTCAATACCTAGCAGGCGTGAGCTAACGGATGAAAACGCTTGCGCCGTTTTATCTACGGCACTAATCTCAATTTTAGCTTCGTTGGCGGCCATGTTCTTTAATTGTTTCCAGTTGTAAAATGAGGCATTCAATATCGGTAATGCCAAGTAACTCTGTCACTACTGGTAACGCTACCCAGTCAATTTTTGCATCCATCATATTCCACGCCTTAACTGCTAAAACTACATCACTGTCAGGCGGTGAATTTGGCTGAATCGGCAAATCTGCCGATTCAAGCCATGTTGCTATTTTTTTTCAGCACGCTCGGCTTTCTCGTTATGGTCGCTGATTGATTGCTTAATGGCATCAGCCAGCGGTTTCCATAACTCCGATTTGTCATCAATATACTCAACCCATAAATCTGTTGAAAAATTGAGCGCAATAGGGTCACCGCCTGGGATTAAATCAATCTCTTGCAAATCCCAGCCAACAACACAACGGCGCACCAAAACCAACGGTGAAAACTTAGGGTCTTTATACATTTCAGCTTGCTCGGCTTCAGTGGGGCGGCGTATGGTAAATTTATGCCCGCCCACTTCTGCCACTGATTCACGCGCTTTTCTTATTTTGTCAATTAAGCTCATGCGTTAATTTATGCGCTGTAGTATGACGGGGTGCTGTTCATGGTGATGGTCGTTGGCGTTGTGACTAAACCTTGCGCTTGACCACCAGGCAATAGGTTTGCACCCACATAGCCGTTAAATGTCATCACTTGACCACCTGAACCAAACGTAAATTTGAATGCGCGTTTAGCTTGTGAATCTGAGGCCGTTTTCATCGCTAATAAACCAGCGTCTGAAACATCCCAAATGTTATCAAATGTAAACGTAGTGGCTGCTGGTAAGCCAGGCATTTGCGTGCGCGCATTGTCGTGAATGGTTGTAGTGTCAATAAAGTCAAAGCCGCCGCCACTTGAACTGATAGACGTTGCTGTGCTGATGGTTGAACCAAAAGTAACCTCTTGCGCTGTACCGCTTGTAAACGTATCAAACGCAGTTGAATCAATACCCTCTAATTCAAAAGTGTTTGCCGCCACGTTAGCAATACGGCATGAACGGTCATTGACTTGGCGCATACCTTGCACTGAAAGCACTACATAAGCGCCATTCGCTAAACCGTGTGCAGTTGATGTCACCACAGCGGTGCTTGCCTTTGTGATTGCTGTAATCGTTTTTGAAGCGCCTAGTGCAGATTGCATCGCAATTTGCACATTACTCCATTTTTTTGCTGCTGCCATTTTTGTTACTCCTTAAATTGAAATATCAGGCGTTGCGGCCTGCGTGTAATAGCTTGCGATGAAAGTCATCATGGCTTGACCTGTAGGCATTTCAGCTTGTGCATTCATTTCAATTTCAACCTCTTTGAATGTAAGCTCTTTAATTAAGCCATTTAAAGTGTTGGCGGTAGCGCTGGCATTAATAGCTTGCTCAACCTCTTTGATGATCGTATCTAACGTGTCATCTAAGTTACTCACCGCCTTTGCTACGGCTGTCACCGTAATGGTTAAGCTGCGCTCAAGTAGTGGGTTACTTATTACGCTTAACGCCTCAATGCCTTCGTTATTGGTGGCAATGAGTAGTGCCGGCAATTCAGCCGCTTGTAACGGTGTAAGCCGTGATTGATAAACCTTTGCACCCGTAGTGCTTAAGCCCGTTAATAACGTGGCTAGAGCCTCACGAATTTGCTGACGCACATGGTTAGCCATTACGCCCTCGTCAATTCAATGCGTACAATGCCAGTACCGTCAGGCTCTATAGATTGAATCTTATAGTTGATAGATTCAATTACTAAAGTTTGCCCAATGGTGGCACTGCTAAAATCTGCCGCATTTGCTGTGATTAAAGGGTTGGTACTGGCCGTGCCATAAGTATCTATATAAGCATGGTCATAAATCACGTTTACTGTAGTGCTGCCGTTATACAAAGCCGACACAGCAAACTCGTCGCTGTTAAAAAATTCAGCCATGTTTTCGGTAAGCGCCATTATTCTGCGTCTTTGTCTTTACTTTTAGCGGGCGCTTCAACTGCCCAGCCGTGGCGGATCGCTAAATCACCTGCAGACTTACTGACTTCTTCAACCTTGCCAGCGACAACGCGCTTGTCATCTAAAAACATCGTACGTTTTGGAATAATTTTCATCACTAAACCTTTAAATATTGTGTGAATTAAATGGTGCGGTTAACTTAACCGCACCATCACTCATTACACTGTTAATGCGTCTTTCATAGCTGAGAATGATTCAGCATGACGTACTGCGATGTCGACATCTTGCAATGCCACTACACGTACTGTGCCACTTGTTGAGCCTGTGTATGGGTCTACCATTAAATCTAAAGTACCCCATTGGCCAATTAATAAATCGTTCCAGTTGCCTGCGATTAACGCTGACGCTACACCGCTTGATGTACCTTTAGTTAAGTTGCTTGGCACTTGGTTTGAGATACCAGCACGAATGCCACCGTAGTTAGTGATACCGCCTGCATCTGGGAAGTCGCCAGCAATATAGCCTGCAACACCTGCTGCTTTAAGCGTACTCATTAATTTACCGTGTACTTTGCTATTGGTTAAAATACCGAGTGCGCCAAAATCTGCATTGGCTACTGATAAGTCAGACCACAACTCAACAATATGCGCCCAAGTTGGTGCAAGGCCGTTAGTACCGCCAGCTACGTCACCGATGCCTGCAGTCGCTAAAATACCAGTAGGTTGATTAGATGCACCTGTACCGTTAATAGCCGCTGAATCAATCGCTAGCGCTAATACTGTCGCTAAGTCGCTACGTACAAAGCCTTCAACATCGATAGAAGATTGTAAGAGTAGTTTGCGTGAAATATCTGAGAATGCACCGACTGTTTTAGGTGTCATAGTCACTTGATCAAACGCTGCTTGGCTTTCTGTAGGTGAGCCTGATTCAGCTACCCAGTAAGCCGTTGCGCCGCCAGTTTGACGTGGAATAGCAATTTGACCAGATAAACCGGTTAAGAACTGTGCGCCCATGCGTGCTACTTGCATACGGTTACGTAGCAAATCAATAAAGCTAGCTGCCAATAAGTTAGTAGCTACTGTGTGGCCACCGGCTGTGGTTGTTGTGACGTTAAGGTCACGTTTTTGCACTTCAACAGGTACATAAAAACCTTGTGCGCTGCGGCCTTGTGTAGAGCCGTAAGCATCAGAACATTCGCGCTCAAATTTAGCGGCTTCTTGTGCTTTACGATCTGTTGGGTTTGCCATAGCGTTAATGGCACGCATAAAGCTAAAGTTTTTAGCTTCTTTTTCTGTTAAGCCAATTTCAGCAGTAGGTAGTGGTTTTGTTGCTTGACGTGCCAATAATGCTGTTTTGAACTCGTCTACACTTTTGCCGCTGCGTACATATTCAGCCGCAAGGTCTGTTGCTTTGTATTGCTCGCCAATGCTGATAATTTCACCAATGCGTGCTTGTAAGTTTGCAGCACCGCGTGCTTCATGTGCTGTAACATCAATATTTGTTTGATCTGTCATTTTAATATGCCCCTGATTAGGAATAGGTAATTCAATAATTGGATTTAATGCGTTTTGCTCATCGGCGCTACGGCCAACCCCTACTGTAAAATCTGCTGGTACTGATACCAGTGAAACTTCAAAAGGTGTCCAGTCTGTTACGCGATAAGTCTCTAAGCTTGATTCAGCTTCAATTTCGCCATCATCTTCTGAGGTATAAGAAGTAGCGGCTTGTTGCAATACTGCTTTATTGATCATATAACCTACGCTGACATTACTGCGTATGCCATCTTTCACATCTTGATATATCTCTTCTGCACGCGCACTTTTTCCAAAGCGCACCACGGCACGACCTACTCGGTCAGCACCGATCTGTACTGATTCAATAACACCAATATGATCACGACTATCATGATCCATAAGTAATGGCCCACCAGATTTAAGACGGGTAAGGTCTACGCTGGAGGGCGTATGATCGAGGATTTCAATCCCCCAGAATCGCTCGTAAGGCACTTCACTTGAAAAAGCAAGCTCTACGGTGCGGTTTGTTTCGTTGATGGCGGCACGATCTACCGCAAAACTGCGGTGCTCTTTGGTGCCTGGTTTAATCGTTTTCATAAACACTCCTTCATATGTGCTATGAAAACATGAGAAGTGTAAATACTTAAGGCGAAGTCTTAACAGTTAAAACTGGCGTAATAATAATAGCTCTGCCTCATCTTTACGGCGGCGCATTAAACGCTTGCGGATGTAAAGCTCGGCATCACCTACGGTGGTACTTTCAATGAGTGGGTTGTCATTTTCATCAAGCGGCAATGCCCACAGTATGGGTGGCATCCATGCGGGGCGTGGTTTAGTAAGTATTTTTGGTTTGCGTGGTTGGAATATACCGCCGCCAGCGCTATTACTTATAATGTCATGTAGCGTACCCATGACAACGCCACTAATGATTGACGCTGTAGCGGTTAAATCACCGCTAGTTTCAAATGTTTTAAATCGAGTAGCAGCGCCATTTATAGCGCCCAATTGTCCAGTCAGTGAGCCGCTAGTCGCATGGGTAATAATAGCGCCTGATCGTACTGCAGTACCGTTAATACTACCTAACTGGCCAGTGAGTGCGCCATCAGCAATAAAGGCGCGATAATGAGTAGCGCTACCAACAATGGCTGATAGTTGACCAACGAGTGCACCACTAGTCGTAAAGGCTCTAAATCGACTACTTATACCTACAATAGTCCCTAGTTGACCAGTGAGTGCGCCACTGGTCGCAAAAGTGCGGTAACGAGTAGCGCTAGCAATAATGGATGAGGGCTGGCCAGTGAGTGCGCCACTGGTCGAATGAGTAATAATCCCTGCAGCCCTCGCAGATGATCCTATAACTAAGCTTGATTGACCTATTAGGGCGCCAGTAGTATTAAATACCCGATAACGTATGCCACTGCCGCTAATAGTAGATGACTGGCCAACTAAATTACCATTGGTTACATGGGATACTGCCCCACCTATAGATGCCCAGGTGCTTAAACCTAATACCGCATCAACTGGCTGGCTTGTTGCGCTTGCGCCAGTTGCAAACTGGCTATGTTCTAGCCCATCCTGCAGTACGAATGTATTGGGGGTGGCTGGTGTAGCAAAGGCATCATTAGCGATAACGCCATCAATGATGACTAATGCCATATTATGCCCCCGTTATTACTGCCTCAATGTTTGTTTTACACTGAATAAATAAATCATCAATAAAGGCTGACCGATGTGTCGCACATAAATCACCACCTAATGAAGCCCCAACATCTAAAACTGTATCGTTATAAGTAATGCCTACCACTAAAGAAGCGGCATCAATAGCCCCGCATACGGTACATATTTTATCGGTTGCCATATTCAGTCCTAGTTAAATTCTTGCCATGCACCACTAATCATTAGTTTTCTATTGGCAGTCGTCACGGCTAAGGTTGACCATACAACAATACCCTCACCTGGCGCTAAGATAAGTTCGTCACCTTCACCATCAGGATTCCATTCATCCGTCTGTGCTGACCAATGACCACCACCACCTGTAAGCAAGTCCATTGTCTGACCAATAAAACCAAATACGTTGGCTACACTAGTTACTGTTAAGCCTGTTGAGGCAATAGAGATTAACCCTTGTGCGGCAGCATCGGCTGTTTTACGTCTAGCAGGTGTTGTTGTAGCGGCTGATAGCGTACCAGTAAAGCTAATACGGCTGACATGGATTAATGGCGCAATCAAATCAACTGCTAGCGTGGTTGAGAAGTTTTGTTTAAACGTCATACGGTCAACGGCAATCTTAACCGTTGAGGCTAATGGGTTAGTTAAGAAAAAGAACCCTGTTGTCGTGCCTGTATGTACGGCTGTGGGGATGGCTGCGGCTGGAATAACAAACTTATATTGCCCTGTAATATCCCGTTCAGTTGAGGGGATAAAAAAGTATTCTTCTACGGTATTCGCCCCAACAACACTTTCTTTGGTGCGTATCTTTTTCCCTGTATTGCCACTGTCGGTTGGTAAAATAATAACTTGTTCGGTTTTAGCTGCCATGATTTATCCTATGCGCTTAAGGCTGTATAAGTGAGGGATGAACAGGCTACAGTATCGCCTGCGGTGACTGCTAAACCATTAGTCATGTTAATGTCAGAGCCTGATGCAGCTACTGCACAATGAATGACTGCTGTACCACCTGAAGTTTGCAATGAGGCAAAGGCGACTGTTCCTCCTGCGGCGTTGGTATCACTTGCAATAGCATTAGCCGTTGCTGTGCCTGTAGCGCTTGCGCCGAAAGCCGTTGCACTTAATGCTAAGTTAGCTACTACAGTGCTAGGTGCGGCAACGGTAGAGCCAGTAATATGAAATTTTAAGCGGCCAGATGCGCCAATAAGCGCGGTCACTGCGTCAGTGGCGGCATTGCGTGCCGCAGTTGAATGGGTAACTGCCACAATTAATCCTTTTTAATTTCAGCCTGCAAGGCTTTTAGTTGATCTTCATTAATAAAACCCACCATAGGAATATCGCGGGTTTCTCCGGTTTCTTTACTAGTAATGCTTAAGGTAAAGCTTACCTCACCCACTACGCCTGATAAATCAGCCATGGTTAATCCTTAATGTGTGACTGGCACACGTTTAATTGTTTTAATATCGCCATTGGCATCGCGGGTGATTTCATCTTGTGTCGCTACTGCCGGCATTACATTGACGTTGTTTTGCACTTCTGGTGTGTTAATTGTTACGCTGCGCTCTGGCACATTAATGCTGGCCTCAAGTGTCACATTAGGCTGTGGCGTGCTAATGGGCGCATCTATATGAAAGGCTTTTTCATGAATATGCACGGGCGAATCTACGCGCACGTCAGGCGTGGTAATATTGGTAATAGGTGCTGCCACATTCACCGTAATGGCTTTTGCCTGATCTACAGGCGTTGGTTGTGAAGCATTATTCACGGGAGTGGCAGCAATCGGTGCGGGAGCCGCATAAGCGGGCAACCCAAGTTTGGTGGCGCTTTCATTGGCGCGGGCAAGGTCTTGCATGACGTCATCTAAATCAAGCCCCATTTGGCTGGCAATGACATAAGGTGAATTAAGCCCATTTTTAATGGCAAGCAAGCTCGCTTCAATATCTCGCATGGGGTCTACCCATTGCCAGCGTCTACCTTGCCAGGTGTGCATAGAAAATTTATCAAGTTTAGTAGCAGGTAGTGCGCTACCGTTAGGCAGGGTAATGGCATTTTTTAATAAGGCAATAGAGAGCCACTCTTCATACATGGGCGATAAAAACGAATCAGCAAACCAGCTTTGAATCGTCATCCATTGTTCGCGCTCATCAATCACGCCGCTACGAATAGAACTAAAATTAACCCCTTCTAAATCATTGGCCAAGCCGTTATAAGCCACATTAAGCCCAGCAGATGCACGGCGTAAGAAGTTTTTAACAAAAGGGCCAAGCATGGCGTCAGGGTATTTAGTGTCATAGGGCTTGAAGTCGTAACCCTCTGGCAAGGTGTCATATTCACCTGGTACACTTAAATTAATGGGGTCGTCTGATGATCCGGCATCTGTGCCCAGTGCTGTGCCGTCAGGCGATACAATAAAGCCTAATGTGTTTGCGCCTTTACGTGCCGCAATCAGTGCGCTTTGTTCAAACTCACCTAAGTGGTGCAAAGTCAGCATAGAGGCGCTCATCCATGGGATGCCGCGAATTTGCTCAGGGTTTTCATAGATGAAATCATGATAAATATCTTCTGCAGGTACACGCTCACGTAAACGCTGCGTAGTATGTTCAGACGGGTGGCTGGTAAAAATATGATAAGCCACTGGCCGGCGATAGGCATCAATCTCAATGCCCATAATAATGGCATTATTGCTACCTGTAGGCGCTAAATTATAAAGTGAATCTAAGCGATCCACATCGAGTAACTGTAAGGCAAAGCCAAAACGATTATTAGCCGCCTTGCCGCGCACCTTACGAATTAAATATTCACCATCACGGCTAAAACAACGTGCCACAGCACGCTCAAACTCTGCAAAACTTAACCGGCCAGATACTTCACATACCCCTTTTTTTGACCATTCCGCAAAAGCCGCTTCAATGGCATCATTGGCGGGTTTATCTTGCGTGGTAGCGTTGCTCATAATACGCGCTTGCAAATTAAACCCATTAGGGCCAACCACGTTGGCGACGACTAGATTAATAAACTTTTTAGCGTAGTCATTATTTTTTGCAAGGTCACGGCTGCGGGCGCGTAATTGGGGTAAATCAGTTTTTAATTCTTGGTTAATGCTATTGGTGGTAGTGAGCCATGATCCGGTAAGCCTATCAACAATCGCAGCATTAAAGCGCCTAAATTGAAACTTAGCACCGCTAGCAGGGATGTCTTTAGTAAAAAATTTGCTGAGAAAATTAGCCATTAAAACCCTACCGTTGATTTATTACGCACTGAAAGCCCGTTTTTAATTTTATTTGCATTAATTTCACGGTTCACTTCTTGCTGTACTTTTGATCTAAATGCTAAAAAATCGCCAGGCGTGTTAAATTTCATACGACGGCCAGCAATCTCATATTCTTGTGTATAGGCTTTATTGCCATAGCTAGCAAATGCAATGTTGAGTAAATCTAAGCATTTTTGTGCAGGGCTACGGGTATCAAATCCTGAAGCCTTGGCGGCTAAGTCAGCAATAATTTCAACTGAGCCTATCGCTACGGTATAACGCTCTGCGCCTTTAGTCACATAAGACTGCCAGCTATAAATGCCCGCTACATAAGCGGCAGACGTAGCTGCATTAATATTAATGGCATGATCAGCGCCAGACGCGCTACCTACTACATCAAATTTATTGCTAGCATTAATAAAACGGTAATTAAGTACCCAGCCATCCGCTGCAGAAAAATCAGCCAGTGATTTTAGCCATGCAATCGTGTCGCCAGCGGTGAATGCTAACGGTTCAATACTCGGTATAGTTTTAGCCATACCCTACTATGCAAGCACAAGTGTAAATATTTAAGGCGAAGTCTTAACAGTTTTTAATGAAGCTAATTCTGATTGAATAATCGCTTCATCTTCTTTAATGGATTGCTTAAACGCATCAATTTGCGTTTCTTGTTGTTTGTTTTTTCTAAAAATAGCATCATAGTTATCTAAAAAATTTTTACTAGGTACTTTGCTGGCTATGCTATCGCCAGTAATATCATTGATTGCTGCCATCATTAATCCCCTTTATAAATCTGATAAGCCCTTACACGGCTAATGCCAAAGCGCCTACCGATAAATGCAAAACTTTCACCTGATCTTGCTAGCCTTATAATTTCACGTCGGCGACTGCTTATATATTCGTCAGTGAGTAATTTATTGGCAATATAGGGCCGCTCACCGTTCCAATCGCGCTTCACCTCACGCTCTATCTGTTTAAAATGCGCATCAGTCAATGCCTGCTCAGCAATAAATAATGCTTGAATGCGTTGTAAAATATCGAGCACAATATCGTGCGTTTCAATTGGCTGGCGAGCATCATCCATTTAAAATCCTTTATTTTTTAACAATTCTACGGCGGGTGGGTGGGCGATTAACTAACTTTTGGTCCACCGCTTGGCTGGGTTCAAAGCGGCTTAAATCAACTGCCAATAAACGCATAGCAGCAAGGGCATACAAAAAACAATCCAGCGCCTCATTCCGTGGGCGGGTTTTTACCCATTGATGAAAAGGCCGCGTGCCTTTTACTTTTAAAATCAATTTTTCAGCGGTGAGCTGGTTAAAATATTCATCATCAAAAGCGGATTCTTGCGGGAAGTGGATATACCCCGCACCTGGCACGGTTTGTTTTAAGCGTGAGTAAATAAGCGCTTTGCCTTGATCTACACCCAAAGGCTCAACATGCACGCCACGTTTACGCCTTACCCTTAAACGTGCGCGGCGTTTCTTTTCATCCTCAATAAGTGGTCGGCCTAAACCCTCAACGCCTTTAATGGCCACGGTGAATTTGCGCTTTTCACAAAAGCTATACACAAAGCTGGTATTGTAGCCACTATCTACCGCCGCCAATTTAATGCCTGCATCTGCCAGCGTATCGTGCAGCTCATCCCACACCTGTGGCTGTGCGGTATCACCAGGGATAATAATGTGGTCAATCAGCCAAGCCTCTTCATCTTTACCCCAGCCCACGATTGAAGCCTCTAGTCGGTCTTTTTGCACATCAACACCTGCAGTTTTAAAGGCAATGGGTGGGTTGTGGTAAACCTCAAGGCGCATGATTAAGGCGGCAGGGTCTTGCTCGTCGCCCTCTTCTTTAAATACTTCGCCTAGGTAGGTATTGATAAAGGCTTTTAATTCGCTGGTATCGTTTTGGCAGCTTAGCCATTTTTCTGCAATACTTTTCCAGCCCAGCCCCAAACCTATGGGCGCATAAAGGGCATTAAGGTGATAGCCTCGGTGTAGTTTATTGCTTGGTTTTTCTGCAATCCAGCGCCCTGCAGCCAGCATTTCAGTTTTGTAGCCCTCATCAATCAGCACGCCGCAATGCTCGCAAAGGTATTGGCACGCCTCAACCACACTAGGCTCATCATCACGCGGTAAGCTCATGCGAAACTTGAGGCCGTAAGGTTTTTCACGCCCGCCAAATTTAAGCGTTTGAAACTCACCACAATGGGGGCATGGCACCTGATAGCGGCGTTTATCGCTACGTTGATAAAGCACCTCTATGCGTGAGGCTTGATCATTGGTGGGCGTGCTGACAAAATAGCTTTTTGCACGGCTAAACGTGCGCTGACGGTTTTCAATCAGCGTCATCGGGTCGCCCTCCCCGCCTACATCCCACGGGAACGCATCCACTTCATCACAAATAACATAGGGTAGGTGATCAGAGCGCAGGCTGTCCGGTGAATTGGCACCCGCTTTAATAATGCGCGAGCGTGCGCCATATTCCATTAAATCGCCACGGTTGGTTTTGCTACGGCTGGCAGTGCTGACTAACTCAGCCAGCACTTGCGTTTCATCAATCATTTTTGATAGACGTGGATTAAATGAACGGTCTCGCAATTCAAGCGTTGGCACTACGGCCAGCAAGTCTTTATTTTGTAGGTGGTGCATGACATAGCCAAGCCAGTTATACATAGCCTCAGTACCACCCACGCCTGAGCTTTTAATAAACGTAACGCTGCGCACGGGGCTATGCTCGCTCAAGCAATCCATAATCTCGCGCAAATAAGGTGTTAGTGCAGTATTCCAACGACCAGGGGAATTAGTGCCACTTTGCAGCCAGCGGTAACGATCAGCCCACTGTGAAACGGTAAGCAGATCACGCGGCTTTGCCCCACGCTTAAAGTATTCTGCAAATTCAGGTAAGGCTAGGCTTTCAACATCCACCTCATGCGCCAGCTCACGCATTAAATCCAGCATGGCATCGGTCATGAGGTAATGCACGCGGGTTTCGTCAAACTCGCCATCGATAGCATTAATTAGGCGTGATTCCATATTGGACACCATGCGTAACATTAAGCTACGGGTTTTAACTGCGCTGGCCAGCAAGTCTTCTAAAATGACAGAATCTTTTAGGGCTTTTTCATATTCTTTATCGGCAATTTCAGCATTGAGGCGTGATTCCTGCGTTTTTAAATCAGCCATATTGAGCGTATTAAGCATGTTGGCCTTTCTTTAAACGACGCATGGCGCGGGGGAACTCTGCTTTAATGACGGTACGTAGCGCTTTTAATTCGCTTTGTAGTAAATAACGGCGGTGTTTTTGGTCTTGCATGACAGCTAAACGTGGGGCAGTTTGATCAATTAATCGCTCAACAGTAGCGCGTAAGGTGTTGCCTAATGCTAAAGCCTCACGCCTTACCTCACTTAATAAAAATCGCTTGTTTAATACCAGGTCAAAATTGAGTGCTTTATGTTTATTTTTAATGGATTGTGTTAAACGCTCATAATCAGCGCGGCTACCCTTAATCACTTCTGCTGCTTTACGTTTTTTGCGAGGCTTAACTATTGCTTTACGTGCCGCTTCATGTCGTGCTGCCACTGCAGGGTTTAATCCACTTGTTGTTGCTGCCAGTTTTTCAAGTGATGCTTCAACATTCACCTTTTTACCCTCAAGCACAATACGCCCGTGGCTGATAAGTTCGGTGATATAACTCGGTGCACGATTAATGCGTCTAGCAAATTGGCTTTTTGATTCGGTGGTCATACGCCAAGCCCAAACAACACATGCGCGGTGTTCAGCAACACGCCAAAAATAATGAAGTAACAGGTGATTTTTTCAAGAGTGGTCACAATCTACCCCGCCACCACTGTTGGCACTTCAAAATAATCACAGTCATCATTTGGCAGCGCATAGAACGCGCCCCATACCTGAAGCATTGCAATCGGTCTTAAAAAACGCCCGCAGCTTTGCTTATATGAGCAGCCAATGCCCTCACACTTTGCATCGTTAGCGCGTGGCGCGTAATTAATTGCGTTTATAGCCATAAGTACCCCTTGCTGTGTTATTTGCGCTTGCACGCGCTTTGTGTTGCTTTTCTATGCGGATAAATTCAGCTTCATCTATCCAGTTGTCGGTTTGTTTAATCAATTCACCGTCTAAAGTGCTTAAACGTATTGCCAGCTGATCTATGCCAAAGGCTTCAATCATTTCTTTTGTGAATTGGTTGGTGGTTTTATCCACAATTAGCCAATCATTGCCTGACTAACAATCACAACACCATCCACTACAACAACACTCACGCCACCAATAGGCTCAAAGCCTTGCTCAATATGCTCGTTAACCTCAATACTTAACTGGCCTATCACTATGCCAATAGCATCGCCATGCTCAGTAACTACGATGTATTCTTTTTTCATTTTTTAATCCTTTTTAAATGTTGTGCAGGGTGTGCAGGGTGGTGTGCAGGGTAAAAATTCTATTTTTTCTTTATAAATCAAGGTGTGTGCAGGGTGTGCAGGGTGTGCAGGGTGTAATGTGTTGCGCGTGAGAGTAAAAATATTATTTATAGTATTAAAAATAATTTGTTGCGCGTGCGTGCGCGCATTGTCCCTGCACACCCTGCACAAAACCTCTGAAATCCTTTGTTTATAAGGCTTTTCGGTGTTTTTAACACCCTGCACAGCACCCTGCACACCCTGCACACCCTGCACACTTATCATGATTTATTCCTATCAAGGCTGTCTTTAAAATACTCACAGCTCTCGCTTAACCATTGGCTTTCTGTTTTGTCTTCAGGTTTTGCGTAGGCGCTTTGTTGCAAAATCTCAACGGGTGGCACAATCACCATAAATTGCGTGCGCTTATTATCTAAACCAACCTCAGACTTTCTCAGACCAACCCAGCCAGTTTGATTTTTAACCATGCCTAAAAATATGCCAGATGATCTAGGCCACGGCTCGCCGTTTTCTTTACACCACTCACGATAAGCGCTGTATAAATCCATTGTTCGGCACGGGCAAACAATCCATTTGGTTTCGCCTGATGTCCAGTGCTTAATAAAGCGCCTATCACTTGGCAGCGACATTTCAATGAGGTTGTTTTTTGATTCTGTTTTGGGTGGTGGCGTGTGACGGGTGAAGCCTGTTAAATCTACATTCATTAGAAAGTGATAAAAGGCTTCAATGCCGCCATTGTCGCGCTCGTCTAGCGCATCGTTGTAATGCTCACGCGCTAAACATGGCGGTGTGTAAACGACTAAATGCCTGCGGTCATCACCCTCAAGTGGTAATGGCATATCCTCATTGGATAAAAATGCCACATTCATTTGGTTTTTTTGCGAATAGGCGGCCACGTTTTTTGGGTTGACGCGTACCGTTTCACCTGTGACTAGCTCTTTAAGCTCGTTTTTAATATTCCATTTGTCTGCACTGGTTGCTACTTCTTCAGCCAATATGAATAATTTACTATCTGCCCAATCCGCATTGAATTTGTCTTCAATGCCACGGTTGCCAATAACAGTGGAATAACGCCCATAAATGCTGGCCAATATTCTAAAAATGAGGGATTTACCTGTACCCTGTGGGCCATGCAGAATGATGGCACTGCCCATTTTTGCGCCTGCATTTTGTAATGGGTAGGCCATCCATTTGATAATCCACCACAACACATCATCTGCATTTTTTTCTTTACTGCATAAATGCTCTAAGGTGGCTAATATCTTGGTGCATTCACCTTGTTTTGGTGTCATCTCCCAGCCTGTCCACGTATTCAGTTTTACTTTTTTATCTTTCTCGCTTGGGTCAAAGCCAATTTCATCAAGGTAATAAGCCCCGCGTGATTGCCATTCGTAATGACGCTTAACATCATCACCACGAATGCCAGCCGCTAACACTGCCAGCATTTGCTTTTGCTTCACAATCTTGCGTGTCCACTTATCAAACACATAATCCCCCGTGCCGTCATCCAGTGGCACAAACCGCGCAACCGCGTCACCTAACTCCATGACTGAAACGGCATCACGGCGCTTATACGCACCCCCTCCCCCCTCACTGGCAATCACCGCCACAGGCGTTGATTGCGAGCCCCAGCCAAGTTGTTGGATGCGGTCATTAATTTGCACCGTAACGGTGCTAACTGTGCCGGTGGCATAACTTGCTAGATCGTTAAAGTCGGTGAGCTTTTTGCCCTCACGATCTGCTTCAAAAATTGGTTTTACCCATGCACCGTTTACTGCAAGCGCTGCATTTTCTGCGGCTTTAACGCCAGGGTTGCTGCCTGTTTCTTTTTCGGTGAGGTAGTCATCATCTGCACACACTAAAATTTTGGTGCGTGGGTATTTTTTATGCAGGGCAAGTGCTACTGGTAACAGGTTGCCAGCATCAAACGCCACGGCAACGGGTAAATCTGTGGCTTCATGCAGGGTGGCTGCAGTGGCATAACCCTCGGCAATGAGCAGCACTTCTTTTGGTGAGCCAATTAAATGAAAGTGGCCTTTTTTATCTAAGCCTTTAGGCCAGTATTCTTTCTCTAATTTGTTGCCACGGTCTTTGCCGCGAATGATCTGCAAGCCCCAGAACTTTGAACCGGTATCTTGCATAGGGATAGCAACCGTACCATTGCCACTGGGGGCAAATCTTAAGCCATAGGCTTTAACACCTTTACGTTTTAGGTAGCTGCTTTCGCCTTCAACTACATATTTTGACCAGGCAAAGCTAGCTTCTTTAGCGGCTTTGTCTGCAGTAAACGCACGCTGTGCTTCTGCTTTCTTTTTGGCTTCTTTATGCTGCGCTGATATGGCAGCCAGTTGGTCTTTATTAAGCGTGATGCCTTTGCCTGGTGCAATCTTTTCAGTGAAAGAATCACCGCCAAAGAAATATCCAAAGCTGCCAATCAATGCGCTTTCGCCATTGTCTAATGTGATTGCGTGGACTATGTACCAGCCTTTTTGGGTATGGCCTTCACGCTTAACGCGCATCATCTTGCCAACATCAATCCCACTTATCATAAAATCATGTGAGATTAAGGTGCTAACCACCTCATCGTAATTGCGCCAAGTACTCATCGCGCTGTACTCATTGCCTTGTTAAACTGCTTTGTGAATTCACCGTTAAAATCACGCGATATTATTTTGCGTGCAATGGCATCAAAGTTAATGCGCTGTTGGTAGCGCGGGCTTGATATAACAATCAATATCGGTTTAACCGCACTGCCTTGTGCAAAGTTAATCCGCTGCCAAACACCGCGTTTTAATTTTCCACCGCGTGACCAAAAATAACCAGCAACGGCACGCTTTGATTTACTGCGTGCGCTGCCTGTTCTATATGATGCAGCATCAGGGCCAGCGCGTAATTGACTAAGCACTTGCTGAATTTGCCCTTTTGAAATATTGCCGTAAGCGTCTAGCTTTGCACCCTGACCAGGTGCAACATATTCTGTGCGGCCAATGTAACCCGCATTTTGTAGCCAATACTCAAGGCGTGATCTGACACGCGCACCACCACTAAACTCATGAATCAGCGATTCAGCCAGTGGCTTTGATTTACCTAACATGTCATCTTTAATTTTTATCATTGCTGATAAGCGGTTTACTCTTGCGTATTGAATGCGCGTTGACTTCAAAACGTATGGCGTTGGTCTATCAAACTTGGTTTTCATTTCTGAGATCACTACGCGCTGCACACTTTCTGCCATGACGTTAAGCGTTTCTTTTGTCGCGTAAGGGATTTGTTTTTTAAAGCGCTGATCTAGGTTTTTAATGACCTGATTAAAATTTGTTTTTATGTTAATTTGCATCATCTACACCCAAAGTTAAGTTAAAAATAAAATCCATCTCAGTAAATCCATCTGCCAAAATTTCAGTAACTTTCCTCAGCAAATCCTAGCGCTATATCGCCCCTCGCATTACCCGTGACAATTAGTGTCAGGTAGTACCTTTTGCCCGCCATCATCTTGGTTGTGCTTGCTTTCATATTCATGTGATGCTTCGCCTTATAATCCAGTGAGGGGTGCGGGGTTTATTTACTTTTAATTCTTTTCTTCCAGTCATCTCGGCATTCAGCATCACAAAAAATCTTGGGTGCTGGTATCTCGGCAACGCAGTTATGACATATGCCGCTATGTATCAACTCACGGTTACGGCTTCTTATTGTTCTTAGTGCAATGTCACGTTCTTGCTCTTCACGTACGGTTGCTTGATCGTATATATCCATGCTGATTACTCTTTATCAATTGGGCTAACTTTGGTACTAACATTGCCTTGCTCTTCATGCCATAGTTGACGCTGAGCAACACGTAACCTTTCAGCAACGATAAGAGAGCGAATATATGACGATCTTGATAACCCATGAGCCGATGCACTTTGCATTACCCAAAGCTTCTCATCGGCAGTTAATCCAACCTTCTCAATCTCATCATGGTTATGTAGTTCTGACATCATGGTTTGTTATCCTTAGTTGGTTAGTAAATCCACCCATTGCGGTTAAAAACCCCATACAGCCGCTAAGCTGTATGGGTGTACCACTAAGGATGTATGCAAAACAACTTATAGTCATAGCCTTGATTACATTCTTGTTTGCACTTGGCTTACATGCAAACCCCGATCAGGCACGGGTATTGTTTATTTGTTATTTGCCACCATATTAAAAACATCGGGGCGACTTAATTGCAAAACCCTACGCCAAGCATCAGGGATTCCGCGAGTACGCCAACCTGATACAACGGCTGGAATGGTAGGCGCACAAAGCTCTGCAACCTTTTTGTTGCCACCTAATGCGTCAATTAGTTTTGAGTCGTTATTCATAATGTAGCTAATATTAGCTTGTGCTAATTAAAAATGCAATAGCAAATGTTAATTTTAATTAGCATTATTTTATGAGAGGATTAATACATGAATATGCAAGACAACAGAGTAAGAAACTTAAAGCGCTTTATAGAGAGCCACGGCAACGCGGCTGAAGTGGCGCGTAAGTTTGACGGCATAGATGCCTCTTATTTAAGCCAACTATTAAATAGGCATAGAAACTTTGGCGAACGATCCGCACGCAACATAGAGGAACTGTGTGGGCTTGAGAACGGTTACTTTGATGTGTTTATGGTTGAATCACCCGTGACCACTTACCAAGTTACAGACCGTGCAACAGATTTGCTACAACAACTACTGGATGAAACCAAAGCCAATACCAAAGCCATACAATCACTAGAAAATACGATTAAATTGAAAGGATAGGTAAATGATCCCATTCATTGGCTTAATGATAGGCGCATACATTATTACGCGCATGGTTGAAACCATTATTAATAAAGAAACGCATGGCGCTGTGGCAATTTGCGCCTTTATTACTATCATTATTGTGTTGTTTTGCTTGGCTGGCCTTTTATTTAGCAATGTAAAAATTCCACTTGATTTACCAGCCGTGCCACGATTGCAAGGCATACCAGGCCAATAAAACCTAGCATTTATCTATAAACCCGCTTATGCGGGTTTTTTTACGTCTAAATAAATTAGCAAATAATTAGCATTAGCTATTGACATGCTAAATTAGCTTTTGCTAATATATCTAAAACACTCACACATAGGGGTTTGAAAATGACACAAAGCACATTAGCACTTGAGGCCGCATTTAGGCGCACAAAGCTACCTGAGCAGGGTTATACATTTCAAGCAGCAATTAACTGTGTGGCGTTAAAAATTTGCATTGAGCGATTAGCAGTCATTGATCAGCGCAAATTAGAAATTAACCAAAAGCCCACCTACTGGTGGGATAAATTCTAAGGTGAATATGATGAACACTATTAAATTTGAATCAATCCCTAATGAAGCAGCGCTACTTGAAATAGCACAATTAGCGGCCGCCAGACACTTACACCTCATTACCAATGGTAAGCGCTCAGTATTATGCTCAGTGGTGCCTAGTGGCTGGCAATTAATGCCAGTAATGATTAAGAAAGCGGCTTAATTATGTGCGAGATCATTTTATTTTTAGCGCTTTCAGGTTTGTTTTTCTTTTTTGGCTACTTAGCTAGCTGGATTACCCACGGCAAATTAATTAAACGCATTAAAAATACACTGTATTACATTAAATGCGGCCATCAGCCAGTAAGGGCATGGCGTTATGCAGGTATTACGCTATGAGCGCCCTACTCATTTTTATTAGCACCTTTGTATTGGTATTTGCGCTTGGTTTTCAATCACTCAATGTAAATAACGGCCATTACAAAGCGGCGTTTTTAACCAGCTTTGCTATTGCTGCAGCCAACATCATTTTATTTAAAACAATTCCCCAGGCTGATTGGTTAGAGATTTGCGCTTACCTAGTAGCTGGCCCATTAGCCATAACTGCCAGCATGTATGCGCATGAAAGGTTTATGAATAAATGACTAAGAGCCTCAATAAAATAGCCAAGCGGGTAAATTGGACAGCTGAAATGGATGCTGAACTGACCTTAATTTACCCTGACATTAAGTCTGAACTTGTGGCAGAAAAGCTGGGCATTAGCCTTACCGCAGTTTATGGCAGGGCCTATAAATTTGGCTTAAAAAAATCTGCTCAATTTATGAATAGCCCAGCCGCTTGCCGATTAAGGCGTGGTGATGAGGTAGGCAAGCAGTTTAGATTTAAGCCTGGCCATGTATCACACAATAAAGGCGTAAAAGGCATTAGTTACCCTGGCATGGTAGATACGCAATTTAAGCCAGGTTCTCGCCCTGTTAATACTAAGCCAGTAGGCTATATACGCACCACTCACGATGGCTATTTAGAAATGAAAATGGCTGAGGGGATTAGGCAGTGGCGATTATTACATCGGGTTATTTGGCAGCGCCTTAATGGCAAGATTGCTAGCGACCTAATAGTGACGTTTATTGATGGCAATAGTAAAAATATAAAAATTACTAATTTAACGCTAATCAGTAAAAAAGAAAATGCGCTACGTAATAGCTGCCACAACTACGGTAAAGAGATTGCCCAGTTATATCAACTTAAAGGCGCAATAACCCGCCAAATTAATAAAAGGAATGCAAAAAATGAACGACATATCAGCGCTTAGGGGTCATTTGTTTAATACGCTACAGGCTTTACAAGATAAAGAAAATCCTATGGATATAGAGCGTGCAAAAGCTGTCTGCCAAGTAGGCTCAGTCATTATTGATAGCGCCAAGGCTGAGATTGATTTTGCTAAAGTGAATGGCAGCGTCGATACGCAGTTTTTTAATAAGCCTCATCAAATCGGTTTTTCTGCGACTGTGACTGATCTAGAAAATCATAAGCCGGCACCAACACCATTAAATAAATTTGATACGCCTACAGGCAAGGTATCAATTAAAGATAATGTGCTTACGCACAGAATGCGGTAATCGAAATGAACCGCAGTCAACGCAGACAAGCAGAACGTGACATTAAGCGCGGCATCATGCGCCACGACAAAATAATACCATTACCTGCCCTACTAGATGAGTTTACTGTCTTTGATATGCCACAAAGCATATTAGACCAGCTAGCCAATGGTGCAGTTGATAGCGTTAATGATGAGCCAGTATTTCGTGATAACAGTGGCGTACTTTGTGCAGTAGTTCCGGCTTTTGAGGGCTGGATATTCACCTGGCAAAAAATACAAGAAAAGCAATATGAAAGCTTTGATCTAGAGCCGTTACAAATTATCTGCAACCGGCTTAAATACGATATGAAATTAACTAGCCTGCATATTGAAATGGCACAAGAGGCTTTAGATCGTTGCCGTACTTACTTTAGATCAGGTAATCGTCAAGACATCGCCAGTATCGCCAGAACAGCACAAATTCAAATGATGATAGGCCATTGATATGTCAACCCTAGATCACATGATTGTTAATTCTTTAAAAATTGCCTGTGTTTTTTTCATTATTTATTTAGTTTTTTGGGTAATTTTTGGGGAGTAATTATGGCCTGCAATAAAGAGTGTAATCAAGGTAGAGCATGTAACTGTACTAGAGAAAGTGATGCGGTTGTTGTAATAAGCGTATTGCTGTGCCTATGTGTAATAGCCATTTTTTATGGCCTATATAAATTATTAAGCTAAGGATCGATGATGAATCAAAGTCAACAAGCCTTATATGACGTTATTAGTATTAGTTTAGCTTTAATGATGTGTGTGATGTTATTTGGCAAGGCTTGGGATAGTTACTACCCAAGTGCAACAAAAGTAGCGTGTGCAGTAGAGGTTCAATATCAGCAAGCCAGGGTTACTTATATTGGCACTGGCACCATTTATAATTAAAGGGGTTAACATGAAATTAATGACAGCAGTTTTTTTAGGTACTTATTGCTTATCAGCTAATGCAGATACACCATGTGATGAGTGGGCGAACTTTACTAAGATTATTACTTACCGATTTCGCGATACAGGTAAAACTGAGAAAGAGGTTAAAAATGAGCTTATACGTACCATGGGTGATAACGCAGAGATTGACCAGGCATTAGGCTGGGTAGGTTATACCTTTGCAAACCCAAAATTAAATCCTGTGCAGATATGGGAAGGCGTCTATCTCGCTTGCTCAAGTAAACCTACTTTATAAAAAATAAACCTGTTCACGTCACGTGAACAGTTTAAAAATTAATATAAATCTACACTATTAGTTTAGTTTTGAAATTAAAAGTGTTACCGATAGGGGTTATATGAAAAATAGCTATACCATTACAGAACTAATGTCAGAGCTTGGGATTAATAGCCGCGCTACATTCTGGCGTAGACGTAAAAAAGGGGATATTCCTCCACCTGATCTTAATCATGGCCACCCTATTTGGATGCGTAAGACGTTAGCGCATTTGCTACCCACATTGACCACCAGTCCATGAGTTTAACTCTTTCATCAAGATACTCAGCACGATTATAGGCAGCGCGTACTAGATCTGTTTCCTTATGCGCTAATTGACGTTCGATGACGTCATGGTGAAATGGGGATTGCTCATTGAGTACGGTAGACGCTAAAGCTCTAAACCCATGTATCGTCATTAAACCGCGATAGCCTAAACGATATAATGCGAAAAGCAGAGTATTCTCACTAATAGGTGAATTGGGTCGCTTAGGTGAATTAAAAACAAAATCCCGATCGCCATTTAATGCGTCTAGCTCTTTTAATATTTTCAGTGCAGCATCAGATAGCGGCACAACGTGCGGTAAATTCATTTTCATACGATCAGCAGGAATTACCCAAAACCGATCATCTTTAATCTCATCCCAACGCATACCTCGTAGCTCGTTAGTTCTTACAAAAGTTAACGCAACAAGCATCAACCCCTGCTTTGTAATAGGCTCATCATAATTATTAATCAAACTAAATAACTTACCTGCATCAGCCAAATCAATGCAATTCATATGCTTGGTTTTAGGTGTATTAAGTACGCGACTTAAGCTATTGGCTGAGTGAGATTCTATATAGCCAACATCTACCGCATAATCAAATACCTGCCTAATATGCGTACCTACTCGATGCGCTGTTTCAATAATATTTAACTTTTGAATATCCTGGACAACCTTAACCAGATTAACTCGCTTAATTGTATCAATAGGCATTTTACCAATGCTCGGCGATACGAAAGTATCAAGCCTATAAACCACTTGCTGCTTATGCTTAGTATTGCGTAGCTTAGGTAGCTTATATAAATACCATTCATTTTTAACAATATCAAATGATGGCTTATTAATGCTGCCTTGCACTAATTCTAATTTAAATTTATTAAGCAGCAGCCGTGCATCAGCGATGCCAATTTGGGGATATTTACCAAATGTTTTAGTTTGATGCTTACCATTTAGTTTATATAAAAATCGCCAGCTCTTTGTACCGCTGGGGAGCACCTCAATAAATAAACCATGGGCATCACTTAATTTATAAGTTTTGGCTAAGGGCTTTGCGCCATCAATCTTTTTGTTAGTTAAATTAGGCATAAAATCCTATGCCTAATTTAATGCCTACTAAATCAATGAAACAAAACGAAACGATATAAAACATAATGAATCACCTTGAAACACATTAAGCCTTGTACTATAAGGCCTAATGAAACAAAATGAAACACTTTGAATTAATATGAAACTAGATGAAATATGTAATTGGAGGCGCGAACCGCACCGAGAATTACATATAAAACATTAAGTTAGTAATTTTATGCCTTATTTCATGACTATAAACAACCCACTTGTTCGCATGCTGAATCTATCCAGGCGCGAGCATTATTATAATCTATAGTTGTTATTTGGCAGGCTTGCTCAAGTTGTCGATAAGCGGTTGCGTCACGCTCTTGCCCACTTTCGGTAGGTCTTTGGGGATCGCCGGCAGTTTCTGGCAATCCAAGGCGATTACGCTCGGCTTCGAGGCGCAGGCGCTCAGTAAAATTATACTTAGTAGTATTAATGCGATTTTCATATAATCCCTTTATTTCTTCAATTGATTTATTACGATCTAGGTTTAATCGCTTCATCTCTTCTTGCGATTTTATTTGTGCTGCAACCACTCTATTTTGAGCCTTAATAGTAGAGATTTCATTTTCATGCTGTTTTTTAGCGGTGACTTTACTAATTTCATCTTTAAATGCGGCTAATTCTCTTACAGTGCGTTCATAGGCGTTTTTATAGTAAAAGACAGCAGATAGTATTAAGGCGATTAAAATAATGCGCCAATGGTTAATAAAAAAGTCAGTAAATTTACTTAGTAGCGTTTTTAAGAGCAATAGCGTCATTTTTTTCAATCTCAAATTGTTTAAGTAGCTCAAGGGTGTGAATTGCTTTATCTAAATCAGCAATACCGCCCTTATCTCGAAAGCGGGTAATATATTTAATAGCGGTATGCTGACATGCGTCTAAGTTATTTAGCATTGAGTAGCGCATAGGCTGAATAGCTAGCTTTGCATAATGATCGCCGCCGACTTGTTTATTTTCTGCCGTCATACTGTAAATACCGCCTTATTTATTTCTGTTATTTTAAATTTACCGCTAATCTTTGCCCGTATTTGCTGAATAGGTAGCAAGCGCCTACCAATTTCACCATATGATTTAGAGCGCAATATCACGGTAATTGATTTGCGGTTGCGGTAGCCAGAATCATGCGCCCAGCGATCAAGTGCAGCTAAGTGGTTAAATGATTCAATGAATATGCTGGGGTGCTCTTTCATTACCATGCCATGATGAACATGGCCCACATCAATATAATGATATTCTGTCTCTCCAAAATCTCTTTTAAAGTCACTTGTCATTACATCTGCCAGGCGTGCTGGTTTACATTTATCGCTGTGATGTGTCATGACTAATGTCTTGCCCATACGATAGGCAATAAATACGCTATCATTATTAAGTACATGTACACGGCCAGTGTGGCCATAGCATACCCGTAGTAGTTCTGCCATCCATACATCATTAGTACGTGAGTGATTGCCTTGATTAACAATCACATCAATATGCTGAGCCTTAGTGAGCGCTTTCTCAACAATAAAACGCATAACTCGTGAGTAAACGACAATCATTTTAGGAAACCGTGTATCTAAATCTAGTGCATGACCACTGGCTTCAGTTGTTCCGGCAAAGTTTTCATAATGGGTGAAATCACCCAAATCGTTTAAAACGATGCGCTCACAATTAGGCAGTTCATCAATGAGCATACTAATAGCAGTGCATATCTCAAGCTCAGCAATTTTTAAATCAAAATTCTCACCAATCTCATCCGCATGGGCCAGCATCCCTAAATGCGCATCCCCAATCTGCACCCATGGGATAATGTCAGTTTGATAGTCTAATGGCTCTGGCGGCACATCTATCTTAGGCATATCCTGAATAAATGCGTCAACCGTTGATTTGATTAGCTCAATATAGGCCTCATTATTAAGCGCACTTTTTACCCATTGGCCAGATGGTTTACCTTCTTTATTATAATAAGTAGATACGCCCCTTAATGAAAACGGGGGGGGCACAATGCGCGTCATATCATGACTAGGAGAATACCCTTGTAAGGCAGCCCGCTGTGTAGCAAGTTTAATGCAGCGCTCTATACTTTGTCGGCTAACGCCCAATTGAGCAGCCGCTTTTTTTACAGTACCTAGCTGGTTAACTGCATCAATATATTCACATTGCGTAGGGGTTGCCCACTGTTTTAATGCTTCATCAATGCTGGCATTTTTCATATAACCTCTAGCGTAATATCTTGCTTATCGGCAATAGCATCATTCATTGTTTTAAATAATGCAGCGAATGTTTCTTTCGAAGCGGTGATAAAATCATTTTTATATGGCTTGCCTACTAACAGACATCCCTCAGTATTAGCTGAGGTATTGCCGGAATGAATACGCACACCGGTATAGTTAGGTACATTGAGTAATAATGGCATAAGGCGATTAAATCTAGCGCTCATATTAATAATTACTTTATATTGACCACATGGGATCGCTGTCTCGCCATCAATTTTTATGTCGCGTTCTTGATCCTCCATAGTGTCGCAAAAGTAGACGCCATCAATATGTAGCTGACCATGGGTGTACCCTTTAGTACCATGCGTGCGTATAACGGTAATCTTCATGGTAATTCAGTACCTTTTTTAAAGCCAAGTGCAGCCCCACCACCGGCCAATACCAACCCAGCGCCAGTACCATAGGCTACTGCATCCCATGATTGCCCTTTATAGAGGGCGTATATTGCGCAGCCGAGAAAGGTTAAAACAGATAATGCCCATAGTACGCGGCCTATATCCCAGGTTTCACCGTTGTGCGTAGTAAAGCAGTCTTTAATAAACTTATTCATCGATCAGCCTTACTGTCTAGCTTTTCATAAATGCGGTTCATTAAGTTTTCTAGTTTATCTAGCCTAGTTTCAAGTTCCTCTTTCCTCACGTAGTGCGTGGGGAGGGCAATTTCAACTGCCGTTAAGTCTTTCTTTAAATCTTGTACGGCCGACCATAGTTGCCTAGCGAACCATCCTAGAACAGAAAGAGTTGCGCCTACTGCTAGATTTACAAAGTATTGAAATTCCATCCCAATTCCTATCATATATTAGCCACAGTGCAAAGCGCACTGAACAACATGGGCTGAGTTAATAACATCATTTTGTTTTACGTACCCCAATTACACGCCCTGCAAACATTTTTCTAGGTTGCCCATCGTGTGACTTCCAGCCAAAGTTATAATCGTTATAAAAACCGAATATAGCTCTAGTCTTACCTTTAATTTGAAAGCCCTCATTCTGTGCTACGCTAAACAACTTTAAGTGCCACCCATAAGCAGTATTACGAGATAGCCACCATACTCTGCACAAGTATCTAAGTAGCCATGAGTTGTCGTAGTCATCCTGTGTCTTGTTGGTGAATAAATCATAATCGCCATACCACCCATGGTCTACCTCATGGTCAAACGTCTGCCATAAATAAAAGAATGGAATTAAATTATCTCTACCAGAAGTCCTGACGGTAAACAGGCAGGCAATAGGGTTGGTTAGCCAGCATAGCCATGTGACTAACATTGCAGGGATAAAGTAGACAATGTAAAGTAGGTATTTCATAACGACCCTGCCAGAATGAATAACCCGTCAATCTCACTGTCTGTCATGTTTAGCAATGGGATAAGTGATAGCACAAGCGCACTATCACGGCGTACTTCTTGTGCGTATTCCCATTCAATGCGCGCAGCGTCACCTTCTGCACCCGGCATACTGGCAATTGTTGTATTGATTGTTGATAACACGCCAGCCTGAAACAAGGCCAAGCGAGCTGATCGCATAGAGACTGATTGCGGAACTGCTACCGGATCAGCCACATATACTGGAACGTCAGGCGGTGTTAGGTCTGTAAAATCAGCCACGGTGAAACCGTACTTCTCAATGGTTGTGGTATCTGTTATTAATACCCATTGCTGTGCAGTATCGTCTTTCTCAAGGCGATAGATAGAGCCTTTTAGTACATTGATAAAAGCATCATGCTCAGGTGTTCCGGCAATAGCATCTAAATCTGATCGTGTATTAATTAAGCGCATAGCGGCTCTCCAAATGGTTAAGTAAATTGTGTGAATCAGCCCAACTTGCGTGGCCTTTCCATGAAGCGATAAATCGGGTTAATCGGTCTTGCTCATTGTGAGCAGAGTAATTTGCAATCTTGCGTTTAGCGCGCGTGACGGATGATTTTCTGAGCAGTTTGTGTGTAGGCCATATGCGATAACCTAAAAAGTTAATGCCTTTGTTTACTGGCGATACTTGCCACTTACTGATCGTGAGTTTCAGTACGCTTGCGCTAAACTCAGTCAGTGCGGCCTTTGTTTCTTTCAGTAGGCCAGCGTCTTTAGAAACCACGACAATATCATCCATGTATCTAGCCCATGCACGGTGGCCTAGGTTAAAGTGCAAGAACCTATCCGCAGCGTTACCGTATAGGTTTGCAAATATCTGACTGGTTAAGCTACCAATAGGCAGACCAAAGCCAGTAGCAGGCACCATTGAGCGGATTAGATTCATTGTTCTATCGCACACGATTTTATTTTCAATCATGCCGTGCAGTACGCTCAGGTCGATAGATGGAAAGAACTTGGCATAATCTGTTTTTAAGAAGTGAGTAGCCTCTGTCTTGCGTAGTTGGCTTTGCACAAAGCACACGCCTGCATGCGTACCTAGTCCAGTACGGCAAGCAAAGGTATTGGGCATTAGTGCATTATCAAATATGTCACCTACCACATTCACTAGCGCATGCTGCACTAAGCGGTCTTTAAAATCTAAAGCTGAGATAAGCCTAGCTTTAGGCTCATATACAATAAATTGACGATACTCGCCTTGCTGCCATGCACCAGCGAGAATAGCCTCACGAATGCGTAGCAAGTTCACTTCGTCATACTCTCTAAATTCTAAGTAGCCGAATGACTTTGTTTTGTTTAAGGCGGTTTTTCGGTACGCTTCGCGCAGGTTCTCAATGCTGGCGATGCGCTCGATTAAGTTGTTATAGCGTTTACCCATGATATGCCAGCCGCGCCTTTCTCCCCATAGGGATACTCGGCGGTGTGCTGAACCTCTTAGTGTATTCGCCAAAGCAGGACAACATGGCTGACCACATTATTTTACTAGGCCTGCTTGCCACCCCGTAGATATGGCAAAGCGTATTACTAACCTCTTTTATTACATCGTCACAGACGCCGCGCGCACCGATGTTCACGTTCGAGTTCGTCGGCGAGTTGTTCCAGTTCGAAGCGCGAGAACCGGAGTTCGCAGCCTCATTCCAGTTGCCCCCGAGAAGCACGGCGTTATTGCCCATGTTGCCCTTTCCGCTTCACTCGTTTAATCCAACCACCTACCATGGCACCCACCTCCGCAAGCAAAGTTAAAGCTACTTGGTACTGGTGAATGGTCATGCCCCGGAGTTTGTTTCCTGAGATAAAGCGAAACCAAAACCGCAGATTAGCTAACCCTGCATCTGCGGCATAAACTTTTGAGATTTGATTAGACTTACCTGCTTGGTCAAAAAGCTCTACCTGCCCTAGTAATGCACGAATGAACATATCACGCGCAACACCGTGTTTACGCGCCATATTTTGCGCGATAGGGTAGCAATAGTTAATGACAGTCTCGTACTTTTGCACGATAGCCATTTGTTCGTAGCTCACTTCTTGGTCAACAACTAAGTCCATATCTCACTTTCTATTAGATTAATGTCGGGGCTTTCGCCCCTCCTATACAAGGGTCAGGTGGTCACAGACGCCGCGCGCACCGAAGTTCACGTTCGAGGACGTCGGCGAGTAGAGCCAGACCGAAGCGCGAGAACCGGAG